AAAGATACATATGCTATATCTGGAACAACTTTAACATTTTCTGAAGCTCCTCCAAATTCAAGTAAAGTAGAATGTGTAACATGGGTAAATACTACTGTTAGTTCTGCATTACTTTTAGAAGATGCTGATGGTGATACTAAAGTACAAGTAGAAGAATCAAGTGATGAAGATAAAATAAGATTTGATACTGGTGGTACTGAGAGAATGATAATTGATAGTTCAGGTCGTTTATTAGTTGCTAGTTCAACAGCAGTTACAGGTACTACAACAGCAAAATTACAAATTAATGGAACAGATAATGCTGGTTCTACAATCTCAATAGGAAGATTTAGTGCCAATGCAAATGCACCAGCTTTACAGTTTATAAAATCAAGAAATGGCACAGTTGGTGGTAATACTGTAGTTCAAAATGGAGATAATTTAGGTTCTATATCATTTGCAGCTAGTGATGGTTCTGATACTGCTTCTTTAGCAGCAAAAATATTTGGCGAAGTTGATGGAACACCCGGTAGTAATGATATGCCCGGTAGATTAACTTTCTTTACCACAGCAGATGGTGCTACATCTCCAACAGAAAGACTCCGTATTGCTAGTGATGGTGGCGTAGGAATAGGTCATACTGGATATTCAAGCACAATACTTTCGTTACATAATGGAACAGGCAGGTCTACTTTAATTTATGGAGATAGTGGTGATGCAAATTGTGATATATCTTTAAGAGATAATTCAAGTACTCAAAATATAGTTTATGGTGCTACTGGTAATAATCATATATTTAAAAAAGATACTACTGAGCATATGCGTATTGATAGTTCAGGAAATGTTGGAATTAGTACAACTTCACCATCAGCTAATTTAGATGTTAAAGACCAAATAAATTTAACAAACGCTAATAATAATAATGTAGTTGGATTAAAAGCTACACGATTTGGTTATTCTTCAGGTTATAAAGTTATACAACTAGGAGATAGTGCTGTTAATACTTCTGCTAATGTTGCAATAGGTGTAGATTTATCCGGAAATAGTAACAGTTCATTTACTGGTACTGGTGAAGCTATTTATTTTAGGAATGGTATAACTTTTAGAACGCCTAACGATGATAACGATGCTTGGCACTCATATATGACCATGAATGATGGTAAAGTTGGAATCGGCACAACTTCACCACAAGAACTTTTACATGTTTCTACTGGTTCTTCTACTGCTATTAGAGCTAGTGGTGGAGCTAATGATAATAAAAAGGTAGAAATAGGCTATGACAATACAAATGGTCCATATTTAAAAGGTGGAAGTAGTGGTGAAACAGGTATTCAGTTTTATGTAGACAACACAACCTTAGCAGGTAAATTTGCATCTAACGCTGATTTTTATACTAACGATGGAACTGTTCACAGTCTATCTGATTCAAGAGTTAAAACAGATATAAATGATTTAATTGATGGAATAGATGTTGTAAAACAATTACAACCAAAAACATTTAAGTATAACAAAAAATCAGAATTTTATAGCGAAAAAACAAAAGATGAAGTTAAGTATGGTTTTGTAGCCGATGAGGTTCAAGAAGTTGCACCACAGTATATGCAGGTTGGAAAAGGTAAAATTGATGGTGTAGAAGTTGATGATTTAAAAACTCTTTCTACTACTAAAATGATACCTATGCTTGTAAAAGCTATACAAGAACAACAAGAACAGATTGATGCCTTACAATCTGAAATAAACTTACTTAAAGGAGAATAATATGGCAATAGGATATACTTGGGATTGTACAACTTGTGATACATACCCAACAAAAAGCGGTAAATCAAATGTAGTTTGGAATGTGCATTGGAGATTAACTGCTACAGACGACACTAATAAAGACAGTGATGGCAATAATTTAATAGCTAGTTCATACGGCACACAAAATTTAAATACAAATGATTTATCTAGTTTTAAAAATTGGTCAAGTCTTACTAATAGTGATGTGCAAGGCTGGGTAGAAACTGCATTGACTGCTGATACAGTCACAGCTATGAAAGCATCATTAGATTCAAATATATCTCAACAAATTACACCATCATCTGTTACTAAAAAATTAAGTTCTTAATATGGCCACTCAAGAACCAGTAGTAATGATTGACAACAAAGAAGTCAAAGTAAGTGAGCTTACAAGCGAACAACAATATTTTCATAGTCAAATACTAGATTTAACTAATAAACAAAAACGCATACAGTTTGAACTTGACCAAGTTAATGCCAGTTTAAGTGTGTTTCAAAACGCATTTATAGAGTCTGCTAAACAAAAAGCAGATGAAGTCTTAAATAATCCAGAGGAGGATAAAAATGACAATAATTAATATATTAATGTGGGTCACTGCAATTATATCTATAGCCTCAGTTATAGCAGCAATTACACCTACACCAAAAGACGACCATTGGTTTAGTTACATATACAAAGTAATTGATTGGTGTGCATTAAATGTTTTAAAAGCCAAGGATAAATAATGAGTTGGTTAAGTAAAATGTGGAACAAAGTTACTGGTACTGAAAAAATAAAAGTAAGAACTAGAAACAAAAAAGGACATTATGTAGCTGATGACAAATCTACACCTGATGTAGACGAGGCTTGGACTACTAAAAGAGTTAAAAAATCTAAAGAGTCATAATGGCTAAATCACCTGATGCGTTTGTTTATAACGCTACGCTAGAGCGAATTGTAGATGGAGACACATTTGATTGTTGTCTTGATTTAGGCTTTGATGTAAAACTACATAAACAGCGTGTCAGACTTGCAGGCATAGACACACCCGAAAGCAGGACTAGAGACAAAGCAGAAAAAGTTTTAGGCCTCGCTGCAAAAGCAAGACTTAAAGAACTATGTATTGGTAATTTTAGAGTTAAATCATTAGGTAAGGGCAAATATGGTCGTATCTTAGGCATACCATATACTGAAGATGGTAGAGATATATGCCAAGTGCTAATAAAAGAAGGTCATGCTGTAGAATATGACGGAGGCAAAAAGAAAAAAGTTTGGGGTGATTTTTAATGGAATCAGCCGTAACTTTAATTCAAGAAGTTGGGTTTCCTATTGCAGCAGCTCTTGGACTTGGGTGGTTTATTTATAAACTTATTATGCGTATTGTTGACGGCATGGAAACAAAACTTGATACCGTTGATGAAAAAGTAGAAGCACAAATAGCAGCTATAGAAGAACGACTCGGTACGAAACTTGATTCGCAACACGGTATTTTGGTAGCATTAATAGATAGGGTGCGTAGTTTAGACAATGAAATTATACGCCAAGACACTTTAGTAAAAACCATCTTGGGTGTGCCGCAACTAATAGACAGTAGCAAAATAGCAAAAGCAGGTAGAGATGACCAAAGAAAAGACTGACAACACTTGGATTTATAGAATAGCAGGCTTGTTTTGTATTTTCTTTTTTCTTGTACTTTTAACTAATCCTTTGTGGGCAGACACTATTACGCACAAATTTAAAAATCCATCTTTTAGCGGTATAGGTACAAGTTCTCATTATCTTACAATAGAAAATCAAGAATTTAATCGTAAGATGAGTATAAAAGAAGAAATTAAAGCTATACAAGAACAAATAGAAAGAGATAAAGAAAATACAACATTAGCAAGATTTATACGTAATTTAGAATCTAGAATATATGCACAATTATCAAGACAGCTTGTAGAAAATTTATTTGGGGAAACACCAAGCACAGAGGGGACACTAACTCTAGAGGGCAACACCATTAAATATAGTATTAAAGATGGCGTTATAACCCTTATAATCACGGATGAAAACGGAAATGTCACTGAAATACAGCTGCCTATTGGTGATTTTAGCTTCTAGTTGTAGCTTAAACCCTGTTGTAACAAATTTAGAAGATGGTAAGACCCTACCTAATGTTCTACAAATACAGTCAAAAGAATTACTTAAAGTTGACCAACCAAAAATACCAATAGTAGTTGCAGTTTATCCAAACAGTTTTACAGACCAAACAGGTCAAAGAAAAAGCAATAGTGAGTTTGCATTATTTTCTTCTGCAATAACACAAGCACCAAGTCATTTGCTGATAAGAACACTAAAACATACTGCTAATGGTAAGTTTTTTAGAGTTGCTGAAAGAGTTGGTTTAGACAATTTGACCAAAGAAAGACAACTAATACGTTCTGCTAGAGAACAAAACGAACAAACTGATGGTCCAAAACCTATTATGCCTTTACTTTTTGCAGGCGTGCTTATGGAAGGTGCTGTTATAGGATATGACACAAATATAAAAAGCGGTGGTATTGGTGCCAGGTATCTCTCTATCGGAAGCAGCAAACAATATCGTGTAGATAATATAACAGTTGCATTGCGTATGGTTTCTATTGCTACAGGTGAAGTACTAATAGATGTTTTAGTTAGTAAACAGATATATAGTTATGGGCAATCTCAAGATGTGTTTAAGTTTATAGAAGCTGGTACAGAGCTAGTTGAGATAGAAATGGGTGATGCAGAAAACGAACCGACAACATTAGCACTGCAAAGAGCTATTGAGGAGTCAGTTTTGCAAATTGTTAAAATAGGTTATGATAAAGGATTCTGGGAGAAAAAAGATGATGAAACTAATTAGTTTATTGTTTATCTCTACATTAGTATTTGCAGCAGATAATGAAATATATGTAGACCAAAGTGGTGCTACTGCTAATATTGATTTGGAACAATTAGGTTCTGGAAATATTATTGGTGGTTTAAATTCTTCTGCTGGTTCCTTAACTGCATTAGATTTAGATGGTATCAGTATGACACTTGATATAAACCAAATTGGTGATACCAATAAATTTTTAGGCGACCTTTTGGGTGACTCTATTACTGGATTTTTTGAATTTGACGGCGATAGCAACACATTTACTATACAAGGCGACCCTACAAATACTTATGGTATAGATAATTCTAACTATAATGTAGATGTAACAGGTAGTACAAATACCTTTACATTAGACCATGGTACAAGTGCATTGGCTGCTACATTAGATTTAGATTGGATTATACAAGGTGATGGTAATACTTTTGATTTTGACATTAATTATGATGGTGGCACTTCTTACGTAGATGTTGACGGTGATAGTAATACAGTAAACTTTACTGGTTCTGGTTATGCTGGTGGATACTTTTATTTAGACCAAACAGGTAATTCAAGAACATTTAATATTACTCAAGCAAGCACGCAAGATAATGACTGGCTCAAAATTATTTCAATTTCTGGCACTTCTGCTTCTACCGTTTGTGTTGTTCAAAACGACCAAGGTACAAGCACAAGCTGTTGCTATTACTTTTCTTGATGATTCTACTGTAAAACTTACAGAACATAGTCAGCTGTTAATTGACGAATACATTTATGACCCAGACCCAAGCAAAGCAAAGATGGCTCTCACCTTTGGACTTGGTACAGCACGGTTTATTACAGGCAATCTAAACCGTATAGATAAACAAAACATAACTCTTAAAACACCTACAGCCAACATAGCAATACGTGGAACTGATTTTACGGCTACAGTGGATGAACTAGGTCGAAGCCTTATAATTTTGTTACCAGACGCTCTTGGGCTTTCTAGTGGCGAAATAGAGGTGGTTACAGCTACTGGTAGCGTTTTACTCAATAAACCATATCAGGCCACTACTGTTGATGTGTTTGAAAGCTCTCCTACTAAACCAGTTATTTTAGATTTGTCGCTAGATATTATTGACAATATGCTAATAGTATCGCCACCAAAAGAAGAAGAAATAAATCAAGAAGAAACAGCTACAGCTAAAACAGTCAACTTGTTAGATTTTAATGATTTAGATATTGATTATTTGGCAGAAGACTTTTTAGAAGATAATAGCCTTGAGTTTACTGAATTAGACATAAACTATCTTGATGTCAACTTTTTAGAAGATTTGTTGAATGTATTAGATGCGTTAGCAATAGAAGAAGAAGAAGACCAACTAGCGTTAGCTACAGGTATAAACATATCTGGCACACTTGTGGGACAAGATGCAAACACGCAAATTACCACTATAGTTACAGGTCAGACGGTAAGTTTGCGTAGGAGTGTAAGTGAATCAGTACAGCTAGACTTAAATTCAAACAGTGGATATACGGTAATATTAATACAAGATGGAGTGTCAAACATAGTGAAAATAAACGGTGGTGGCGATTCTGTAATTACGATAAATCAAAGTAGCGGATGAAAAAACTTATATTTATAATTTTACCTGTATTAGCTTTGCCGTTATTGTTTCAAAGCACGCCGACAGAGATACTTAAACTGAAAACTTTTGATGCTTTTGTGCAGACTCCAGAACCATCAGGTAATTTTGTGATACTGAACATTACGGAAGATGATGTTGAACGAGAGGGAGGCTGGCCATTACCAAGACAAAGGTTAGCTGAAATACAAATAGACTTACTAAACAAAGGTGCTATAGGCGTTGGTTGGGTAATAAGTTTTCCACAACCAGATAGATTAGGTGGTGATGAAATGTTTGCTGCAACACTTGAATACGCTCCATCAGTAATAGCTATGTTTGAAGACGGTAAAGGCAAATATCCGTCATCTCCAGGTACTGTTTTACTTGGTGACAGCAAAGGTGGTATAGTTAGTACGGGAGTTAAGTCAAACCTACCTCTACTATCCAACTTCACTTTACAAGGTTTGGCGGTTGCTCCCACAGACGTTGATTTGCTGGTTCGTAAAATACCCCTACTAGTTAAAACACCAAACGATGAATGGATACCTAGTTTTGGCACACAAATATACAAATCTTTATTAGGTGTTAAAACTTATATTATAAAAACTAATGATAATGGTATATCAGAAATATCAATACAAGGAATACCACCAGTTAAAACTGACAGTTTAGGTCGAAAATGGATTAGTTGGGTAGATACTCCACAAACCAACTTACAAAACATGAATGTTAGTGGTAAGTTTGTATTTGTTGGTGTCACTGCTAATGGTGTTATGCCACAAATAGCCACACCAGTTGGTTTATTAGAGCCACATAAAATACAAGCAGCTTTGTCAGAAAGCATTTTAATACAAGACAGCCCATATATACCAGACTGGTCATTAGCTATTGAGTTGCTTATTTTATTTGTTTTTGTTGCAATAGTGTGGTTTTCAATACAATACTTAGGAACTGCATGGGGGGTGAGTATTGCAATCGTGTGTATGTTTCTTACTGGATATGGCGGTATATATGCAATACAACAAGGATTATTAATTGATGTATCTTGGTCTGTAATATCTGAATTTATAACAGGGTCTATAGCATTTTACCTACGTTTTCGTGAACAATATAAAATGCGACAACAGATAAAAAAACAATTTGAACACTATCTTGACCCAAGACAAGTCAAAAAATTACAAGACAATCCAAGTTCGTTAGTGCTTGGAGGAGAAAGAAGATATTGTACATTTTTGTTTAGTGATGTGCGTGGCTTTACAGCACTATCAGAAAAATTAGAACCAGAACAAGTTACTGAAATTATGAACAAAGCACTTACAATACAAGCGGATGCAGTTAAAAAGTACGGTGGTATGGTAGATAAATACATAGGAGATGCAATGATGGCCATATTTAACGCACCGATTGACTTACCAAAACACGAAACTGTAGCCGTTTTGTGTGCCGAAGAAATACAAGAAAATATTAAAAAAGCTAATCTAGGCATAGAAATAGGATTAGGTATCAATTCTGGATTTGCTGTAATTGGTAATATGGGTAGTAACACAAGATTTGATTATTCAGCTATTGGAGACGCAGTAAATCTTGCAGCAAGGCTTGAAAGCTCAACCAAGGAAGTTGGAGAAGATATTGTTATAGGTTATGATACTATCAGTGCTTCTAACTTTGACAGTGAGATTGTGTTAAAAAAATTAGATGACATTTTCGTTAAAGGTAAAAAGAAGCCAATACAAATATATACATTAGATAATGGTTAATAAAAAAATGACAGTAAATGATGTAGCAGAAAGACTTACTAAGTTAGAAACAATTTCACATGAGCGTTGGAAAACAGCATTTAACGAGTTTTCTGATATAAAACAAGAAATAACCTATATTAATTCAACCATGAAAGCAGCTACGTTTGGTGTATTTGGCTTTCTTGGTGCAATTGGTATAGCTGTATTAACAAGTATATTAATATGAAAGGTTTATTAAAAAATATAGTTGGAGCAGTTGCACCTACAATAGGTACAGCATTAGGTGGACCCATGGGTAATATGGCTATGGGTAAAATAGCTGAAGTATTAGGCGTATCTAATGACCAAAAATCTATACAACAAGCAATACAAAACGCTACACCAGAACAAATGCTTGAACTTAAAAAGGCAGAACAAGAGTTTGAAGTTCAAATGAAAGAGCTTGATGTAGACGTTTTCAAACTTGAAGTAGCTGACAAACAAAATGCTAGGGGTATGTTTAGCAAAGACTGGACAGCACGTATTATCGGTTTATTTACAATAGGTGGCTTTCTTGGATACATATTTTTAGTAACCCTACAACCACCAGAACAAAACAGTGAAGCACTGATTAATCTAGTGCTAGGTTATTTAGGAGGATTAGCAAGTGCAATTATTTCGTTTTATTTCGGAGCATCTCACACAGGCGACAAAGGAGACTAGCATGAAAATATCACAAGAAGGTTTATCACTTATTAAAAAATTTGAAGGTTGCGAATTAGAGGCCTACAAATGTGCAGCTGGAGTATGGACTTATGGATGGGGGTCAACCAAAGGTGTTAAAGAAGGCGATACTATAACGCAAAAGGATGCAGATAAGTTGCTTGTTGACGAAATGTCAGAGTATGAAGGATATGTCAATGATATGGTTGATGTAGATTTAAAGCAAAACGAGTTTGATGCTTTAGTATCATGGGTTTATAACCTTGGACCAAACAATTTATCTTCAAGCACATTGCTGCAAAGACTTAATAACAAAGACTGGGATGATGTACCGAACCAAATAAAACGTTGGAATAAGGCTGGCGGACAAGTCAAACAAGGTTTGGTAAGAAGAAGAGAAGCAGAAGCTTTGCTGTTTGAAGGCAAAGAATGGCATGAGGTATAAACGTGCCCTTACAAAAAATAGTATTTAAACCAGGCATCAATAGAGAAGGAACTGCTTACGATAATGAAGGTGGTTGGTTTGATTGTAATTTAGTTCGTTTTCGCAAAGGCAGACCAGAGAAATTTGGTGGTTGGGAAAAAATATCTAGCTCCACATATCTTGGCACAGCAAGAGCATTACATGGTTGGATTTCATTAGGTGGTACAAAGTATTTAGGTATAGGCACGCATCTAAAATATTACATAGAAAGTGGTACTGTATTTAATGATGTAACACCAATCAGGTCTACCACATCAGCAGGGGACGTAACATTTTCTGCAAGCAATGGCGATGCAACAATAACAGTTGCAGATACAGGTCACGGTGCTGTACAAAATGATTTTGTTACATTTAGTGGTGCATCTAGTTTGGGTGGCAATATTACTGCTGCTGTATTAAATCAAGAATATCAAGTAGCAACTATAGTAAATGCAAATAGTTATACTATAGAAGCAAAAGATACATCTGGTTCTACAGTAACTGCAAACTCCTCCGATAGTGGTAATGGTGGTTCTTCTGTTGTAGGAACTTATCAAATAAATGTAGGTCTTGATGTTTATGTACCTGGAACAGGATGGGGTATTGATGGTTGGGGTGCTGGAACTTTTGGCAGCACATCATCTTTAAGCGACACAAACCAGTTAAGAATATGGACACATGACAACTTTGGTGAAGATTTAATAATAAATCCAAGAGGCGGCAGCATATATAAATGGACTGAAAACAACGGTGTGTCTACTAGAGCTGTTGAATTATCAGGCATCTCAGGTGCTAATTTAGTGCCAACAAAAGCTTTACAAGTCATTACATCTGAAACAGATAGGCATTTAGTTGTGCTTGGAGCTGACCCTATTTCAGGTTCATCAAGAACAGGTACAGTCGACCCCATGCTCGTAGCTTTTAGTGACCAAGAAAATGATTTAGATTTTGAGCCCTTGACAACGAACACTGCAGGTTCACTAAGGTTGTCAAGTGGCTCTTCGATAATTGGTGGTGTGAAATCAAGACAAGAAATTCTTATTTGGACTGATACTGCACTTTACAGTATGCAATTTATCGGACCGCCTTTTACCTTTGGAATAAATTTAATTAACGAAGGTGTTGGATTAGTAGGGCCAAAAGCAGCAGTGACCACACCAAAAGGCGTTTACTGGATGAGTTACAATAATTTTTATACATACAATGGTGCTGTTCAAAACATACCATGCTCTGTACACAATTATGTGTTTACTGACATAAATCTTATTCAATCATTCAAAATTAATGCGTTTACCATATCTGATAAAAATGAAGTCGGTTGGTTTTATTGCTCAAGTTCTTCAGATGAAATTGATAGGTATGTAATATATAACTATTCAGAAAATTTATGGTTTTATGGGCAACTGGTGCGTGGAGCTTGGCTAGATGCAGGCACAGAAAATTATCCACGTGCTGTTGGTAATAATTACTTATACAAACAAGAAACAGGATTTAATGACGATGGTTCTCCAATGACCAATGTTTTTATTGAAAGTTCAGATATGGATATTGGTGACGGCGAACAATTCAGTTTTATAAAACGAATTATTCCTGACTATAAATTTATAGAGGATGCGACTAATAATGGTAGTGTTAATGTAGTTTTAAAAACTAGAAACTTCCCTGGTGATACTCTTACAACAAACTCAACAAATGCAATTAATGCAACAACACAACAAGTTTTTGTTAGAAGTAGGTCAAGACAGCTCGCTTTACGCTTTGAGTCTGATGATGACGCAGAAAACGATGGTAATTTATCCATAGGATGGCGTTTAGGTGCTACAAGAATTGATATTAAATCAGATGGTAAACGATGAGTAAAATTTTACAAACACAACTACCACTAGCAAATGATGCTGTTACATCTGACGTTTTTAATCGTTTAGTGAGAATATTGGAAATAAACTTGGGTTCAGTTGATTTAGATAATATAAGACAAATATCTGACGCTGAAAAAAATACCGTACAGTTCAATGACGGTAGTATTATATGGAACACTACTGTTGGCGTGCTACAAGTATATACGGGCAATAAATGGGTAGACATTGGAGATAGAACATTACCAAAAGGATTTGAGATGCAGTCAAACGTAGGTAAAGTTACAGTAACATTAGGTGGTGATGTTTCTATAGAAGTATGAACAATACAGCAGAAAACTTAACATACAAACCAAAAAATCTTTTGTTAATGTACCCGAACGACTGGTATATACAAGAAAAAACATTAAAAGCTGTAAAAAGTTCTATACAACCCATTGTTGATTTCTATGAAGATAGTGGTACAAAAGATAGAAAAAAGACTCCACTAGACAAAATTATTAAAGAACCATGTAAAGATGTTTACACTGTGCCTTTCTTTTCAGAAAAGTTTTGCAGTGTTTTATTAGACGAAATGCACAACTTAGAGGAGCATTTTGGTTTTAAACCCAATCCAGAAGAGGATGATTTGCGTCAAATACCTGAAATAACTTTTCAAGATAATTGTCCAGAAATATTTCAATCTTTAATGCAAACGATATATACTATAGGGAATCCTATATTTTTGAATATTTGGAACAGGCACGTAGATAGTGGCGGAATACAAATAGCAAACTATAATTTAAAGGATAAAAAACAAGGTGCTTGGCATCACGATGCAAGTGCTGATATAA